AAAAGTTAGCTGTACGATTGATTATACATATACAGTGAATGAAAAGGAGATTTCTGATTCTAAAAAGAAAGACTTTCTTATCGAACCAAAGGTTGGATCAAAAATCAAAATATATTATGATCAAAAAAATCCTGGTGAAAATAGTTTCTCACAAGGTCCCCCAAAAATATTTGGGATTGGATTCATTTCTGTTGCGTGTATGTTAGTGATGTGTTCATTTCTTTTATATTTCCTGACGAAAAAGGTAAAGGGTGCTGGCACTATGCTGACTGGTGCGACCGCATATGACTACTTTAAGAGGTGATCATTCCACCCTTTTATACTGATTTCACTCTCTTCACACCATGGGTAAACGTCCTCACCTATGAAGTGTAGAGCACTTATACCATCTTCCACACAACGATCACATATTCCCTTATTATCATCTATTATGAGACCGATGTTGAGGGCACGACAAATATCAGCCTTATGTATTTCGTTTGGTGTATAACTATTTGTGAGTATTATGTCGTCGAAAATGTTTGGAAAATGTGTGTCTATCCAAGCTTCTGTTTCTTTCCGAGATATATCTTGACGCCCAGTAACAATATACATTTTTTCACTACACCTCTTAAGTTTGTACATCGCTCTTTGGGCACCTCGTATCGGTTTTAGAGCACGAAAATTGGGAGATTTATAAAATTCTTGAACCATCTTTTGAGATTCTTCTTCTGAGATATCAAAAATGTCCCGATAGACGTAGCTATATTTTGATTTGTTGATCGTTTTATTATGATACTTGGACATGGGTTTGAGAAAGGGAACAAGAACTTCATCGATGTCGATCGCAATCCTGTTCATTTGTATAACTATATATTATTCATAATCTCTAACTACCACACCAACGGGAAAACGGGGGACACCTAGAGCGGTGAGATTCTGAAAACGAACCGTCAAATGTTTCCCAATGTACTTATCCTTCTCTTCAAGGAATTTCCTACGTACTTCGAGGGTGCCTTCGGGTCTCACAGAAAAGTGCTGTTCTCCCACTTTACAAACCCAGATCGCCGTACCATTCTTCAAGTCTTCAACTCGTATGTCAGTAAAACGTTCACGATTATTTTTATCTTTTTTAATAAGGCGTTCCATTATGCGGATATTTATATTCTATACTTTAATTAGATGTCGGAATTACCCGTTATAAATTATGGCAGAATGGAACGACTTAGGCCTCCAGTAAGTACTACAGTACAAATGAATTTGAATACTTTTTGTGTTATTTTGATAATTATATGTGTATTAGTAATGTATAAACGCTCAGTTGGAATTACTCAAGAGCGTGAACGATTCCATACTTGAGACAGTCTTTTGGTGAGAGGTAAATATCTTTCTTCATGAGCTTCTTGAGCATCTTATCAGGAATCATTGTCTTTTCGAGATACATATTCTTCAACATTCTCATAAACTTATCCGTTGATTTCAGCTCATGTTTAAGTTCCTGGAAATTACCCCACATCTCGGTAGAAATTTGATGAATGAGAACGTATGCATTCTTCCCCATTCGCCTCTCAGAACCCCCGAGAAGCATGAATGTAGCTGCACTACAACAAGAACCTTGGGCGATTGTAACGATCTTTACACGAGATGATTCGAGAGTGTTCATCATCGTCATACCAGCAAAGATGCAACCACCTTCACTCATGATATGAACCCTAATTAGGGGTTCGTACCCAAAGAGTTCAGCTTTCTTTTTAAGAAGTTCAATCTCCAGCTTCTTAAATTTTTCAACGAAGTCAAGAGCGTTTTCACGATCAACGTCGGCATAGAAAAGAATCTCATTTCCGATAACTTTAACACATTCATTCTCTTCAATTTCTTTTTCATCTTCCGTAGGCATTGTTCAATGCTTTCTTTACTCTTGTGACGTCTCTCGATTATAAGCCATTTCCAACAGCGAGGTGATTGATGACATCAAAATCTTGTGAGGTAATTTTATACTCCAGCAGTGGCGCCAAGTCTCCTTTTTCTGCATATTTCTTTAATAGGCACAACTCTTCCGTACCCAACCCCATCCTCGATTTCTTCTTAATTTCCTCATACTTCTGTTTGCGCATCTTGTAGTTTCCAAACTTTGTCCAACAACTCCCAGGTCTAATTTTATCTCTCACGAGTGGCTGACCGAGTGCTGTCTTTGGTATCGTTAGAGCATGTAACACAAAATAGGGCATCAGATTCCATTCACCTTGAGAATACATATGTGTGTCATACATGTCAGCATCCGAAAAGGATCGTGATGCTCTTATGATGTCAATACCCACCGAGTCAAGATAGTTTTCTTGAAATATATCCCATATATGACCATGTTCAGATATTCCATCGTATATTTCTATCGGACCAGAGTCTGAAAGAACTCCAGCTATGAATTCTTTTGGGCTTTCAAAGTCATCAATTTCATCATACCCCTCCATGTATGTAAAAAAGTTTCGTATATTTCCTTCTGCTCGCACAGCAGCATTTTCAACTTCGGGTCCCGTTTTATCTGTCAAGGTTTTCAAAACCGTTGGTGTATGTTTAGGGATAAATACAGTTTCAAAATTTGGATACATACACATATTCGTTGTGGTCACCAAGAGGGATCCACGAGAAATTCGATCACCATCCGCAACTTTCTCTATTATGGGTTTGAAACTGGGATCATAGTCCTCGATAAACACATGTTTTGTGGAGGGTTTTATGAATGGGAGGAAAAGTGATTTACTCTTTAGATGTTCAGATAAAAGTTCAACATTATTCAAACCTTCAAGGACAGCTTTGAGTACATACGATTTCCCCACCCCCAATGAACCGCATATGAATACATTTTTTCGTTCACGAATGTACTTACGAATCAGATCAATTCGTTTTGTGTGTATTGTGGAAACAATGGGATCTTTTTTTTGCTCAACTATTTTAATGAAGGAATCCATTGATGACTTTACTAATCAGGCCATAGATTTGGTGCTTGAAAATAACGCACTTCATAAACGTATCGTAGAACCTTTAAAAAGGAAAATTTTACCATACATTGTTTCAGGTATTCTTACCAATGTGGTAATGTTTATTCTTTTGGTGTACCTTGCTCGACGTCTATCTCTTCTTCCTCTTCCTCTTCCTCTACCTCTACTTCCTCATACTCCTCTGGGTCTTTAGATAAAAACGCACCAACCTTTTCAAAAACAGTGTCTTTGGTCAGGGCCCGAATAGGTTCCACAGTTTTCGGTAATTTCAGGTGTGGTATAGGACGAACAGATAAAATTTCTGGTTTTGTGAAAATACCTTCTATTGGATACTCTTTTTCGAAATTCAATAGAATCTTTTTAGGAACAGCAGGACATTGTTCAAGTAAACGATCGTATTCAGCTTTACATTCTTCAACAAATTTCAAACCCTCCTTTTTACGTTCTTCACGGGGGAGGGCTAATTGAAGTCTAATATTTCTCGAAAGACTTCCATGACCTAATGCAGATGTTCGATGGTTCTCCATCAACTCATTCACCTTGAGGAACTGCATGATCGTCGCGATCAAACCCGCGATAAGATTCAAACCACCAATGATTGATGGTGCTGCTGGTTGTATACTCAGAGGTAAAGTACTCTGCGCAAAGTTTGCAGTACCCGTGATGGTCGACAAGACAATGACTGGTAAATTAAAACGCAGACTCAATTTTTTATACATCAGAAAGGATCGATGATGCATATATCTGTAACACGCACACGCCTCACCCCATTGACGCAGGACGTTCTCGTGATACTCATTCCACATATCTTCCATTTTAATTTCTTCTGACATCTTATAATAGATGAACATAATATTTTTCATGCACGTCATATTTCTCGTGGCTATACTGATTGTCCCGTTCACAAACAACCAGAAGAACCTTGAATTTTATTCAATGCTCATTCCATTTCTATTTTATCATTGGTCGGTAAATGATGACACTTGCGCGCTCACCCAAGCGGAGATGTTCGTGACAGGGAAACATAAAGAGGAAACATTCATGGGACGCCTGGTCGGTCCAATCTATAAGATGGAAGATAATGAAGTGAATAAGGTGACCAAGACCCTCTTTTTCGCACTTTGGGCATTTGTGCAGTACCGACTTGGACATTTTAAAGAATTTACAAAGGATATCAACCAGACACTTAAAGTTATGAAGCTACGATAAAATAGTCATGGACATTACACTTACTAGGGAAATCGAGCGCATGAAAAATGCTAAAGAGGTTTACCAAAAAGAATATGTATCGAATATTGAAGAACTTGAGGAGAAGGTTGAGCGTCTCGATACACAGGTTGATCGCACCGGATCCGAAATGAAGAGAGAAATTCTCGAAAAGCATAAAAATCTCTACATACAGGAAATTGAAAAACTGGATGCAACTATCGAAAAAACGACTAGATTCATTGATGATAAAGTTGCAGCATTGGAACTCAAGTTGAGAGAACTCAACAAGGAGAAGAAATCATTCGAGTACAACATCAAGAAACTTGAGGAAGCTATCCAAAGGCGAAATACTGCTGAGGTATTTGAAATGTTTGAGACTGTAATGAACGCACTCAAGATTTTACGTGAAGAGAGTACCTAAACTTATCAAAAGAGTGTACACAAGACTTGAAATTGTCGTACACGATCATACATAACGCATCAGCTATATCGTGTTTCCTCTCATAAGGAATTTCACCTTCTATGTATTTTCCCGCTATGGCTACTGTTCTTTCCTTACGTTCTTCATAATCCAAGTGTCGCATCCCAAAATGCACATGCATGCTCACAGGTGAAACCAATATAACCTTCTCTTTGAACATGTAATGTAATAAAATCTCAATATTTTGAAAGCCACCAGGTGGTTGTCGTTCTATAAGTATTTTGTCGGCTGAATCGAAAATACTTTGGTGATCTTCTACAAATAAAGGAATGGTGTCTACAAAATCATTTGACTTTATATATTTATAATCTTCCAAACTTACCTTCTTTAGGAACTCCACCGTAATTTTTGGTCCAGATAAAGACTCTGGTAAAACTAGACCCATATTATGAAACCCAATGTCTATAGCCAACACCTTCATGTCTCTAGGTGAAAGATTTTCCTTAACTATAGTAAATGAAGAACAAGACAAAGACTCAACTTTTGTCGATGATCCTATTCGTTTCGATTATAGTCATCGTGTATCTCATCCAAAATCCCCGTGTTGTTAAGGTTCCAGTCAAAGTTCCCACCATGATGGTACCCCAAAGACCCATGCGTTCTCAGGAAATTCGTCGCGAACCAGAGTTTAGAGGTCCACCTATCAAGAAATATAAACCTGGTCGCATGCAACAGATGGGTCTTATCACGAATGGTGATGAGACTCTCCCCCTTTATGGGAAGGAAGTCCGTGGTCGCCGCGATCGTTACAATTATTACACAACCACGGGTGGTGAGAATCTTTACCCCATTCCAGTGAGTCATAATAACCGCGACTGCATGGAAGACATTGGATGCCAAGAAATCTATGGAAATGAATCAGTCTCAGTGACTGGTAAGACTGGTTCATTCGCAGTGAATATGTACAGGACAGACGACTTTTTTTAGAAGCGTTTTTTAATATCAGATAAAACGCGTGAAGTTGACGAACTGCAACAACACGAGCATACACATGCAGCCATGAGCATCGGTGGTGTTTTGAATGGCATCTTTGTAATTCCATACACCACAAGCATGGAACAGAATATGCTACAGATATAAGAGGCAAGCCATTGTAAATCCATAGGTTTATCATTTCCCTTGAAGAGATCAGAAATGAATGGGATTTTGGGCATATCGAGACCTGGGATCAAAGAAAACAAAGCTCCCATTTACAATACGTCAACAAAAATTATTGACCAGATCATATTCCCGCCTGTGGAATCCTGGTGTCCTCGTCAGTTTTGCCTTTTCAAGTAAAAGGTCCTTAATCGTATCCTCATCGAGATGTTTGAAAAAGTCCTTCTTCACCTCGATGTCGTCAAGTTGATGTTTCTCACGATTACTTTGGACATATGGCCAAGTGTGTTTTCTCAATGATGAAACCTCTTCCTCAAGTTGTCTAATCCTCGGTAGTAGAACCTTATGAATAAGTATTTTAAGTTCGTGTACATCACTCATCTTACCCTAATTTCATAATTTATCTTTATACATTGTAAGTATGACACCTGAAAAACGCGTATTTGTAAAAAAGGTGGCGCATGGTGTCAAAGACTTGATGGAATATTTGAAGTGTGGAAATAGAATCGCTCTAGAACCCCAAGATGATATTGAAAAGTTTATAAAAAAACAGATATTCACCCAGAATGAGTTTTCAGTTGGAAAGTTTCGGATGGCGTTGGATATGCTAAATTCTGAAACTCTATCACCTATACTCATTTACTTCGACACCATCGGTATAACAATCGATCGAGCATTTACAATGGCATCACCCAATCCACTTCTCTTCGTGAAAAGTGATATGGAATTTGCAAAGCTGATTAACGACGAAGACATCAAGACGTTTTATGATTTTCTCACCTATTAATAAATGCAGTACAGAGACTTGAAGAATAAAGCTAAAAAATTAGCTCTTCGTGTCACTAAGACTGTGGATGGAAAGCGTGTCAAACTCACAGCTAAAGAACTTCGATCCAAGATTACCATGAACTTTGAGAATAGTGTGAAGAATGCCCAGAAGGTTATTCGTATTTGCCGAACTGTAGTTGTTCCTATGGGTCAACCTGGACGTGTCCCGCCACCTCCCCCTAGTAAAAAGCTTGTCGTCAACAATAAGCGCGCCAAACTCATGGATGAACTCCGAGCGACTCTCGCCAAAAAAGGTCTCCGCCAATAATAAATGCCAGGTGTCAAACAACTTCAAGAAGCGAAGAAGAAGTTGAAGAAAATGCCTAAACCCACAGGAAACACTCCCAAGATCCCTACTGCTACATTGTTGCGTCTTATTGCCGCGGATCCTAAGATTAAACGGGATAAGGCGTTTGTGAAACGTGCTTGAACT